GTCTCCTTGAGATCAGGCCGGCGTGTCGACGGCGACGGCGTAGCTGGCGGTGCGGATGTCGATCGACTTGGAGCCCGCTCCGGTGGAGGTGGACACCGCGTGACCGAACAGCTGCTTCCCGGCACCGGCGGCGTCGGTCAGCGCGTAGGTCGCCGAGGTGATGTAGATCGGCTGACCGAGGGTGATGTTGGCGCTGGCGGTGACCGTGTCGGTGTAGACACCCTCGCCGAACCGCACCGAGGCGTTGCCGTTGGCGTCACGAGTGGTGAGCGCGTGGCCCACCAGCATCCCGACGATGACCGGCCCGCCTGAGACCGTGCCGGCGATCACCGGAACGGAGAGGGCATCTCCTGCTTCGAACTTCCTGTTCTTGGCCATGGCTCAGCGACCCCTCACGGCGATCTCGATGGCGGCGTCGGACATGCCGCGCTTGCGGAAGGACTCGATCAGCTCGTCCTCGTACTGCTTGGCGGCCGACTCCGTCGCCGGGGTCTCCAGCGCGCCGAGCCCACGCGGAGAACCGACGCCGGCTGCCTGCAGGATCTCGGCTGCCTCGGTCTCGGCCTCGTCGAGCGCGTTCTGGGCCCGTTCACGGAGCGTGCTCTCGTCGAGCTCGCCGGCTTCGGTGAGCGGGAGCTGGCTGACCAGGGAAGTGGCCAGCCTGGCCCGCTGCGCCTCGCCGATCCAGCCCGAGGCGAGTACCTCGGCGACCACGTTCCGCGCGGTGTTCTCGGCACGGAGGAGCGAGATCTGTCGCCCCTGCTCTTGGAGCTGACGCTCCATGACCTCGCGCGGGTTGCGCGGAGGAGTTTCCGTCACGGCTGCCTCCTGTGTGGGCGACGGGTTGGGGTCTGGCTGACCAGGCGACTCCGGAGGGTCGGCCTGGTCGGGATTGGTGGGCTCACCCGGAGGGGGATCCGGAACGGGGTCCGGCTGCTCGGGCTGCTGGGTCTCAGGCTCGTCGGCCGGCACTTGCGTCTCCTCCAGGTCGTCGTACAGGTGAAGGTGGTCCATCTGCTGGCGGGCCGACTCGAGAAGGGAGACGAACTGTCCCCCACGCCCGGCCCTGGTCACCAGATCGACGGAATCGATTCGGGCCAGCCCCTCAACAACGGGGACCATCTTACCGTCGATCTCGCCTTCTGTGATATCTGTTGCGGAGCCGGAGATGCTGAGCCCAATGTGGGGAGCCATCTCGTTGACGAGCTCGCGGTACGGGCCGAACACCTGCACCTCTCCGACGAGAGCCTGCGACCGGGGGTCGTAGCTGGCCGGCGAGGTGAACACCGCCGCGATGTCGCGGACCGACCGCTCGGGCCGAGCCTTCCGGTCGGTCTCGGACGGGTGGTCGAAGAAGAGGGGGGTGCCCTCCTTGATCAGCTGGGCGCGGCTCGCCTCCTCGAGAACCTCCGGCGAATAGTACCCAGACGAGCCCACGCCGGCGGAGATAGCGGTCACCGACCAGCGCCCGGAACGAGCGGAATTGGCACGCTCGGTGAGCTCGGCGGTCTCCTCGATGTGGAAGGTGTCCATGGGTGGCTCCTCTGACATGAAGATGTCGTCTGCACCGGCCGACTGAGCCTGGCGGGGATCACCACCATCGCGTCGCCGGGCTGCTGGTTCGGACTTCTTCGACTTGGGTCCGAGCTTGGCGTTCCAGCGCTTCCACTCGTCCGACCCCTTCGGGTAGCGGTCTCGCATCTTCCGGATGTCGTCGGCAGAGGTGTTGGTCTTGACCGCGCTGCGCCCCTTCTCGTTCTTCATCTGGAAGTCGTGCTCCGAGTCGCCGGGCTGGCGGGTGGCGGTGCCGGACTTCGCATCCACTGCCTTCTTCACACGCTCCACAGGGAGATCGCGCTCAGGGAGATTCGGTTGAGTCCCGCCCCTAGGACCACCTTTCACCACGACGGTGTCCTCGCCCTTGAACCCAACGATCTTGCCGTGTGGGGTCTCCTGACCCACAGCGAGACCGTGCTTGCTGCTGGCGTCCACGTGATCGAGCGGAATCCAGCCGTGACGGTAGTGGTAGACCTTGCCGGCCTCTTCCAGACCCGGCTCGTCGGTCACGGCTGCCTCTCCTGCTGCATGGCCCGGAGTAGCTCCGGTGACGTCCTTGTGCATCTTGGCGCAGTATCCCTTCGGGTCACGCACATACTTGCTCAGGTGGCGCACACACTCGTTGAAGTCGCCGGGCTTCCCCCACTTGATGTGGGTTCGCCAGTAGACGTGCAGCCGAGCCGTGCCTTCGGCACCTTGAGCCGAGGTGACGATCTCCTGCAGCTCGGGGTCGGCCTCGGATACATCCACGCTCTCGAGCAGGAGGTCTTCCAGCGCGGGGAGGATGTAGTCCTCGGCCATGGGAGACATCATACCCGCGTTTGACTGCTCCAGGACCATGTAGTCCGCTGACATCCGATCAGAGACGGTCATGTGATCAGCTCCACCACGAGCTCTCGGTTCTTCCGGTCCACCCCGATGACTCGAAATCGCTGGCCCCTCCGGAGGATGACCTCGCGCTCGTGGTCGAGCCCCCGGACGAACGGGGTTCCTTTCGGAGCCTTGATCCGGAGCAGCCACTTCCCGACGGTGTGGTCCTCGTGCGCCGAGGTTGACACCCACCCAGGCTCAGAGAGCACCTCCCCCGGCTCGATCGTGGCGGGGTCCCATCCGTGCGGATTTCGGATACCCCGGTAGAGGATGGCATTCTGAGGAAGCCGCTCTGCGTGTTTCCCCGAGAAGAAGTGCTCGAAGGCGTCGTTCCAGCGATTCTCCTTCCCCGCCCGGAGATCGTCGTTCATCTCTCGATACCCGGCACCCGTGTAGTTCGACCACGCTCCCAGCCCCTGGGTCTCCGGGTCATCTGGCCAGTCGCCAGACTCCATGTCCTGGGCTGCACGACGAGCACGGTAGGTCTCATCAATCAACCCCTCCGAGTGGTGCCCGAGCCAGGAGTCGTCTGACAGGACCTTGACCCACTCTCCCGTATGGGGGCCTCGCGGCTGATGTGGGTCGAACTCTGTTACGACAGTAGTCACGCGGCCACCTGTGGCGGTCGGGCGGGGATGTAGCTGTCCCGCCAGCCGTTGTTAGTCTTTCGCCGGGCCCACTGGTCGAGCGGGAAGTCCCCCCGGCGCCAGGCTGCCCATCCTGCATCCCCGAGAATGGAACGCTGCTGGCCGGCGTCTAGGGAGGCGAACCAACGGCGACTGTCGGTCACACCTACTCCGGCCGGCTCCCGAGCGGAGATGCCGAGAGACTCCCACGACAGCGTCTTCGGCATACGCGCGCAGCGTCCCTGCTGATGGTCCAGGGGGCCAGGCTCGCTCAAGGGGTGCAGCGTTCCATTCATGGCGATGCAGGATGGGCACGTACGTGGCGAGAGATGTGCCAACCACACCCATCCGGTCAGCACGTCAGCGTGAGCCGCCTGCCCGGCAGCGGCCCCCGCACGGTGAGCGTCGAGGGTCTCCGTGCGAGCGATCGTCATCGCCCGGTTGAGTCCCCCGTTGAACGCAATCTCCCCTCGCCGGACCATCCGCTGGGCAGTGATCTTGGGATTCGCGCCGACGACCACGCCCCGGACGAGCTCCCGACGGAGGGCTTCCGAAGACTCGGGAGCTAGGGGGATCGTCCGGGACGTGATCTGCTGAGCGCTGCGCGCGACGATGGCGTCAATCGTGGCAGCGGGAACCTGGCTGGGGACGAAGCTGCTGGGCATCTGCGTGAGCACGAGCCGTGCCTGCACCGCAGCCGCCTGGTCTACCACCGACCGAAGGTCCGTCAGGATAGACACTCCCGCGTCGCGGCTGAGGGTGGTCAGCTGGCGCGCGGCGTAGTCGAGAACAGAGAGGAGACGTGCTGAGCGCGCAACACGCAGCTTCGGGATCACCTCGCCGGCAGCAGCGTCACCGATGATCGCGACGAGCTCCTTCTGCAGCTCGGCGGAGATCTCGTCCCACGCGGCCACCCACGCCCGGACCAGCGCCCGAGCCTGGTCGTCAACGATTCCGGCGACCTCGGCGTCCAGCCGGGCCTGAAGGCGCAGAGTGTCCGCCGTTATCACTGATCCGTGTCCGCCGGCGGTCGGTTGTACGGGTCGTTCGGATCCTGTCCCTTGCGCGCAGCGTCTGCGGCAGCCTGGCCGGCGTTCGTCGTCGGCTGCTGCACCATGCCCGGCAGCGGCTTCCAGTTACCCTGTGCGTCGGTGACCTCGGCCACAACCTCGTCCACGTTCGGAACGCCGAGCGCCCCGAGCAGCAGCCGGAGAGTCGTCGTTGGGGGCATCTTCTCCGTCGCATCGGCCTGAACGATCGCTCCCACGAGCGCCGCAGGGTCGAGCCGCGCGAGCGGGGGCCAGTTGAACTCGAGAACGGGCTCGCGGTCTCCGGTGAGCGCACGCAGCTGGGAGCCCGGCTGCATCGCCGCAGTCGCGATCACGTGCCGGAGGATCCGGGTCATGGCCGACTGCCACAGCAGCCTGCGCATCCCCATCTCGAGGATCTGAGGGCTCGTCAGCGTCTCTGCTACCGCGCGCGCGCCCGTCACGCCAGGATCGGAGAGCAGAACAGTCACCGGAACGCCCATGCCGGCGGCGATCATGGCCGCGAGAGGCTGCCCCGACGTCGAGTCGATGGTCGCGCCCGACTTACTGACAGCCTCGAGGTTCACCCCGTACATCGCCGCAGCCGAGCCGGCCAGCGCGGTTCGTGGCTGAGGCAGCTCGGTGCCCTCGGCCCGGTGCTGAGCGGCCACTGTGGCGTTGATCGCCGCTGCCGCCTTGCTCGCCTTGGTCTGCGACTCGCCGGTCGCCTTCCAGGCGATGGTGCTCAGGCTCTTCGTCAGCAGTGACCAGTCGATGAGGAAGTCACGGTAGAGCCGGGCCCACGTCACCGACGCGTACACATCGGGGATGCCCCGCTTCCAGCCGTCCAGCCGATTGACGGGAACGTGCACCATCGGAGCGTCCCACATCACGGTCATGTCGTTCAGCTGGCGGGGCTTGAACCCAAGTCCGGCGTTGCGGGGCTCGAAGCCGAGCGCCGGGTAGATACACCGCACGGTCGTGGTCGGCGGACTGGCAAGTGACTGGTCTGCCTTCGGCAGTGCTGGGACGGTGTACTCCCGGACGTAGAACCACGGCTCCGCGTCGTCCTCCGGATTGGAGACGATGAGCTGGACCTGAGTCTGCGGGACTGAGCGGATCCTCACCTCGCCGGTTGCCGGGTTGGTGAACAGCGCGAGGAACACCTCACCATCTGTACCGAGGGCCCGCTCCTTCTCTTCGTGGGCGGCAACCCCGCTGAAGGTGGACTCGTTGAGCTTCTCGTGGGCGTCGATGATCTGGTTGACCTGGTCGCTGAGGTCCTTGTCGGGGTTTCCCTCAGTGTCGGCTACCCGGGCCAGCACCTCCACACCCTGGCCCCAGATGTAGCCCGCCCGGACCGCCAGTCCCCGCTTCAGCAGAGGGTGCGAGATGGACATGTAGCGACAGATCTCGACGATCCGCTGCCGCCCGGTCCCCGAGAACTCCTGCTCGGTACGCGCCGACTGGGCTACCCAGTCACGGTCGTCCAGCTCAAGCTCGGCCAGCGACTCCTGCAGCACCTCGACAGTGTCCTCGAGCTGGCGGTTCTCGAGCCGGAGAGCCGCTGCCTCGGCGAACGGATCGCCTGTCTCAGTGATGGTCACGTTCAGATCCTCGGCATGTAGCTGGCGTGGTCAGCGAGCTCGGGCAGTGCCTCAACGGCAGTAACGATACCGCCGGCGAGGAGTGGCTGGAGGACCAATCGGTTCAGCGCCTGTGACGTCTGGTCCACCTCGTCGTCGTGGGCCCCGGTGGGGAACTCCTCCATCTGATCGAGGTAGTCGACCACCCACGGAGCCAGCTGGGGGTCGGGGAGATAGACATTCCCGGACTCCACCAGGGGCGAGACCGCCGCTGCACGCGCTTCCTTGCTGCCATGGGGCTCCTCTGGGACGATGCCAGGTACGCGGTGACGGAGGCTGGCGATGACCGCTGTGCCGTTTGCCTTGTCCTCCACCAGCTTCAGCACTGCCTGCGGCCAGCGGGCCGAGAGGAGGACCAGCTCGCGGCAGGTAGCCACGAAGTCGAGCTGCTTGTTCACCCGGTCGAGGAGGAAGGCGTCCGCGTCACGCCGCATCCACACCCCCATCGCTACGAAGTCGCTGTCGTCCAGGTCCTTGAACGCGCAGTCCACCGAGATCAGCATGTCATCGTAGTCGACCACCACCCGCGAGCCGTCGTCCCGTACGAACCACAGCGGCTGCTCGTAGAAGCGGAACCAGTCACGGTGGAAGACGCTGCCGCCAGGGGTGCCGGGGTTGCCCTGGTAGAGTGCGTTCCAAGTCCGGCTGCCTGAGCGTCGCTTGATGAACTCCCACTGCCGGACCGTACGCCGTCGGGCACTCTGCATGTACTCGCCGGGTTCGCGCCCGAGGGGGTCCACGCGCTCAGGGTGCTTCTCGTCGATCTCCCACTGAGCGGAGATGTTGAGGACGCGCCACTGTTCCGCACCCTCCTCCTCAGCTGCCTTGAGTAGTCGGCCGGCGAGGTCGTCCTGGTGCCAGCGGGTCAGGATGAGCACGACCGGGGCCCCAGGCGCGAGACGCGTAGCCGCGCTGTCGGTCCACCAGTCCCAGACCGACTGTCGATAGGTCTCTGAGTCGGCCTCCTTGCGGTCCTTGATGGGGTCGTCGATGATCAGGAGGTCGGCAGGACGACCAGTAACACCGGCTCCGATGCCGACGCTGAGTACACCACCATCGTGACCTGCGAGCTGCCACTCGTGGACAGCCCCAGCATCGGGTGCCAGCCGGAGGCCGAGCTCAGGATGAGCAGTGAGGGTGTTTCTGATTGCACGACCATTCCTGTTCGCTAGGGACTGCCCGTAGCTGGCGGTCACGACCCGGCAGTCGGGGTCGTCCAGCAGCTTCCATATCACGAAGTCCTTCGCTACGCGGGTGGACTTCCCTTCCTGC